GGTCAGCCATCTTTTCTGCGCGAGTTGAAGATTGCAGATTGCCAGAACGCGCCAATGCAGCGACCAGGCTGCGCATCGAATCTTGGTACTGATCTTCAAGCTGCGGCGTTGCATAGTCCTGATACGCCTGGCTGCGGCCTGTGTAAAACGAGTCATCAAACTGCCCAAAGGCGTCATCAATACTGGCGCGACCTTCGGTAATTCGGTTTTGGCGCTCGATCTCAAGCTGGCGCTGGCGCTCCGCCTCTTCTGCGGCTGCCTGCTCAGCTCTGCGCTGCGCCTCTTCGGCTTTCTTTGCTGCGCTTCTTTGTGCTGAGTACGATGCTGCGGACGCTATTCCGATCACTGCTGCTGTTGGGTTACACATAATTCTGCTCCTTATCCGACGATGCGGCTGCTGCCGCCCGAGCTGCCGGTTGCGTTAGAAGTTCCAAACACAGCCGGACGACCGCCGTAACCAGGGCGACTTGCTGCATACTGAACAGGGTCAACAAATAGCGACGCTAGACGCGACATACGCGAACGGCCTGCAAGATTCTGCGCAGCTTCTTGTGCGCGCTGCTGCATCATTGCTGCGTTTGCAGTATTAGCATTTGTTGAAATGAGATTGTCCCTAGCGGACGTGATTTCTGAGCGAGCTTGATCGGCAATGGCATCACCGCTTTCATCCACCATACCAAGCGCATTGCGGTATTGGATGCCAAGGTCATCGACACCCTGGCTGCGTGTTGCGTATTGAAGATTGTCGATACCAGAAAGCGCGCCAACTAGGCCGCGAAGCTGCTTCTGGTACTGATCCTCGATGTCTGTACGCGCGTAGTCCTCGTACTGCTTGTCGAGGTTTGCGTAATAGCTGTCGTTAAATCCCTTGAAAGCGTCATCGATGTTGGTACGGCCAAGCTGAATCTGGCGCTGGCGCTCTCTCTCGGCGGCAATGCGTGCTTCTTCTCTACGACGCGCAGCTTCTTCTGCTGCCTTACGGCGCGCCTCTGCCTCTGCTGCTTTGCGCGCGGCTTCTGCTTCTGCTGCAATTTGCTCTGGGCTTTTTACCGGAACAACCGGCCCTCTGTTTCTGCCGCCACCACCTGATGAGCACATACCTTCACCTCTAACGTAGTTCTCCGCCGCGCCGCCATTTCACTTGCGCTGCGTCGGGTCCGCGTGTCCAGGCGAAGGACACAAACATTTCGCCGTTTTTGCCGTAGCCAGGGATTTCTGCCTCTTTTTTGAGCCCTAGCCACTCAATCCATTCGTGCGCCTCGGCGTGTGTACCCAGGCTAAAACACTCCATGCGGTGTATGTTGTAAGTATTGATGTCGTCGAAAAAATGTCTGACGATGTGCTTACTTACCGCTGCTTTTATTCTACCGAAGTCATCGGTAGCAAACATCCCAATTTGCGCTGTCCCAGGCCGCGCCATTGTCCATCCCATCACCACCGTCGGCGTGCCGTCGTCCAGGGCGTACAGCTTGATTGTCGGATGAGGCGCGTACTGAACCGCCAAAATGTCCGCCAATTCCTTGCGGGATTTGCTCTCAAAAATGCAGCTCAGCTCTTCGTAATCCTTCTCCCGCATCCGAAAAGCCGTGTCCCAAACCAGCGGCAAAATCTGATCGATTACCTTCACCCAGCCTCACCGCTGGTGTAATGCAGCACCAAATTGCCGATCTTCGCTGGACCTGTCAGGTTGTTGGTCAGCCGGAATGCCAGCGTTGTGCCGTATTCCTGCAATGTCGCGTGTCCCAGGTCGTAGGTTGTTTCATAAACCGTTGCGACAGTCTGGCGCTTGGTCAGGTCATTCGGATCGGTACAGGTTTCAATCGTCCACTGGCCTTCGCACGCAATATCGAGGCCGTAAAAAGATTTCTTGGTCGCCGGTGAGCTGGCATCGAGATAAGGCAGTTGGACCGTCACCGTCGAGTTGTCGTAGGTTGCGCCGTCATCGCCGCCGAACAAATACAGCTGATTGTCGGCTCGGCAGTACAGCTTCCGGCCCACAATGCCCCAAGCCTCGACAGCAAAGCCTGGCTCGTAGGTGGACCAGGCGCTTACCTTGGACGCCGAGAAGTAGCTGAACACATAGATTTTGTCGCCAATGGCCAGCATATACCGGCCATCGCGCGGCTCGAGGATGCCGATCGCGTTCTGCGCAGCAAGACGATTGGTGCGCAACTCTGCGGTAATCAGCTCGTCGATCGCGTTACCTACGTCACTGGTGAATGCAGCGTTATAGGCGTCGCGAGAGCGCAGCGAGCGAATTCCAGACTCGGACAGGTAAAAAACGTCCGCATCGCCCCATTCCACAATCGAGCGAGGCGCAATCGCGCCGGTGTTATTCAGAACTTGAAGCTGTTGGTTAGCTGCCGCATCGACATCGATGAACCAGATTTGCACGGTCCGCTCAGAAAAGATCGCCAGGTTGGTCTGATAGTTTGCAATCGCGGTCAGCGCCTCAGAACCTTCCGCGCTATTTGACAGGTTGACGAACCCAGCCCCGCCGACGGTATCGAACAGATCAGTCGGATCGTCGATTTTGGAGAAGTGCAGCGCAGAACCCGCTACCGAATACATTTTGGCCTTGGCAGGCTTCGCATACTCACCAGGAATATAAGTGCCTGCTGTTGCTGCACCACCTGCCATTGAGGTGCTGGTTGTGCTGGTAGTGACATCGCCAGTATTGACGATGAAAACGCCATAACCGTTTGGCCCTGTGCCGCCAGTCACCGACACCACATTCACTTTCGCACCGACGGAGGTTGCAAAGTAATCGGGTGTGCTCGAGTAATTGTTGATCTCAGCCGCAATGGCTTCTGCGGTTTCGGTGTCGTCGCCGGTGTGCAAAACCGGACTACCAGTAATACGCACGCCATTGACCGTTACCAGCGCAACCGCGTTATCTACACCGCCAGTCGCATTGACCAGGCTGCCCACGGTAAAGCTGCCATTGGTGGTCACGCTGAGCGTCATGCCGTTATAGGCTGTGCCTGGGGTGACAGCGGTAATGGTTACTGTCGATCCAGCTGCGACCGCAGTGAAGTCAGGGCTGCCGACAAACGAGTTGATCGCGTTAGCCACCGATGCTGCGGTTGAAGTATTCGAGCCGTCATGCTGGACGATGCCAGAAATGAGCGGATATGTGCCAATACGAATCTGGCTAATGGTGTCCGATGGCGAGTTGATCCCGCCTGTGACATCAAAGCTGGCTGTCGCCTGAACGCCGCCTGCTGTCCCGCCAGTCACCGTGAAGCTGGCGCGCGCTCGGCCATCTTCCCAATCGCTGATGCGCGAGCCATTGTAGAAATGCCAGACCGATCCATCGTCGTACTGCGCAATGACATACGGCAAACCATTGAAGGTCGAGGTATGCAGGATCTTGGTCATATTCAGCGAGCTTGGATGGCTGAGCTGCTGATAGGTCAGATTCGCTGGCGCGTCAGATGGGATCGTGACGCTTGCCGCTGAGCCGAAGGTGTACAGCGCAGTGCCTACCGCGTGCAGACCAAAAGAGTCACTCGGCAACGAAGAAACCGGCACGAATGCCGGTCGCTTTTCGATCTCGCCGCCGCGAGTAATGTGTGCGTTTGTTAGCTCGAGCAGAGAACCAGGTACGCTCGAAACTGCCATTCGGCGGGCATCTAACCCAGCCTTAAAATCCTCAATGAGAAAGTAAGCCATGTCACGGTTTCTGTATGGCGACCATTGGCGGTCCCTTTGGTGTGTACGCGAGCGGCTCGTCCTGGCTCATCACGAACGGATCAGACTTCGAGTTACGCGCCTTCAACCGCATATAGTGTGCTTGAGCCTGCAAGCCTTTGTCTTTTGCGTCGCCCGCCTTTTGGCGCGACAGCAATTCTGTTGCAGCAAAGAGAACGATCAGCTGGTCGTCCAAGTCCGCTCTGTCGCTGTCTGCGGTCAGCGGACCAAGATTACGAATGCCAGTAAAACGAAGGATGCCATCGTGGTTCGTAAGATCGCCGTTCTCGCTTGGGATCGGCCAGACTTCGACCTGACCATTCGGCGCTTCTTGATAGCGATACACCGGATAGCTGCGGATGTCGCGGTCTGAGTCGTACTGATTCATGTGCTCGATGCCAATGCCAAATCCCATCTGCATCCAGCGATCGCCCCACTTAAACTCCATGCGCTCAATGCGCTCGTAGGTCAGGTTGGACGGAATGTTGTAATAGCGCAGGCCAGCCTGCACAGGAACATCCTCGCGAACACGCAAGAACGGCCAGGCAAAATCTTCCCATAGGCGTTTCTGCTGTCTGCGCAGGATTGAAATCATCACTTCACGCGTTGATGCGCCAAGTGCGGGTGAAAGCGCGTGACCGGCTTCGGCTCGCAAATCTTCGACTAGCTGTCCCAGGGTCGTGCCACGCGCCATCTTTTATTCTCCGCTTGCTTCTACAACGTCCTCGGTTTTCTTGCGAGTACGCTTTGCGGTTAGATCAGCCTCGATGAAGTCATCATGGATGCGCGCTTCTTTCAGGGTTTCCGGCAGATTGCCAAATTGCCCAAACAGCGAGAAAACGGTTTCTGCACCGTACTTCAACGCCAAACGCTCACGCTCTTCATCGTGGTCCACTTTCTTATCTTCTTTGATCGTGATGTTGCGAATCGCATCGCGGCCATGCTTCGCCTGTAAAACTGCGATCTCAGGCGCAGTAACGAAGTTGACGCCGACGCTGTTTCCAATGTCACCACCAATCAAAACAAGGGCTGTACAAATTTGCATAGTTACTCCTTAAAGTGAAAAGGGGGAGCAGCCGAAGCCACTCCCCCTACCATCAGTTACGAGAACTGATAAACACCGTGACAGTTGAGCTGGGAAGCACCCAGAACAGCAGTCGTGGTGATGGAACGGTACATAACGTACTGATCCGCCGGACGCGCAGGAGAATGGCGCTTCATCTTTTCGCCATCCATATACATCAGGTTGATCTTGGCGCTATCTACAACATAACAACGCTTCGCGTAGTCAGTAGAACCACCAAGGGTCGTGCCGATGTCATCCATGCTCGGGTCGTACTTGAACACCACACCTTCCAGGGTGATGTCGCCTACGCCGATGTCGTTGCGACGAGCAAAGCCGTTCTGGGTGAAGTAACCCTTGTTGCGAAGCTCGGTTGCCAGACGGTCGAGGAAGTCAGAACCGCAGAGAGCGATGTCAGGGCGACCGCCGTAGCGACGCAGCTGGCGGAACTCGCTGTTCAGCTTCTCAGTCAGCTCAACACCACCAGCAGTGGTAGAAACAGCCAGGTCAACGCGGTTGCGCCACCAAGCGTTTGCAGCCAAAGACTGATTGATGCCACCAACGGTAGAACCGGCCAGGGTCGGATCGTCCTTGATGATTGAGCGAATACCAGCGATTGCCTTCGGATCGGTCGTACCGTCGTCCCACAGCAGATCGTTCATGCCGCGAGCGTAGCCTTCCATCATGTCCTCGAGCTTGTCCTGCAACAGGTTTGCAAGAGCAGTTTGCTCACGGCCAGAGTGGTTGGATACTGAACCGCTGTTCAAGGAATCAACGACAGAAATGCCGTCGTGCTTGAGCTCGGTCAGGGTCACGCTTATTCCAGCATGATGCTCACGCCAGGTGTAGTTAGCACGCTGGA